GTGTAAAATATGGTGAAGTTATAGTCAACGATAAATCTTCTCTAGTGAAAAATACATATCGCAACCCGTATTCCAGTAATAAATTATCTTCTATAGACGGCGGATGACCGATATCTAATGTTAAATGATTCTTACTTTTTATTCTAATTTCATTATTACCACATACGCAATGTGTTTCTATAGGGTTAATAACAAGAAATGTATTTTTAGTTATATTGCTAATTGCAGGACAATAAAAAAGATTATTGCCCGGAGCATTTTTAACCATAGTCGGTCTTAGGTATTCTTGCAAGGATGGTAAATCGTAATACATCATATTCCAGTCAACATGCTCATCAAAGAATACTGGAGCCCAATATACAATTTTTTCTTTGTTATCCATTATTTCTTATAATTTGCAAGGTTTCTTTATGTGAATATGTTGAAACAGTATCGTCACGCAGTATTTCACTTCTTATTATAGCTTCTGCTTCTAGTTTTTTAACTATGTTTTGACTTTCAAACTCGGCTTTGATACTAGCGGTATCAAATAGTCCTAGACCATGCATTATAAACATATGATGGGGATCTTTAAACATTGCATATTTTGATATTTTGTTAAAATCTTCTTCAATGGGCATACGATTCCGCCATAGCTCAATTTTTTCAGCTAGGCTATCTGGTAGCGGAACGTCTTTTAATGATTTCCAAAAATCTGTATCGTTGCGTTTAGTTACATAATGCAATGCAACAAAGTCCCTTATGTTTGTTAAAATATCATTACAATCAGCATTATAAGAATCAATTACTTGTTGGTTATAGTTTATAATACGATGCATTAATAAAAAAGACTGCTGAATTGAAGATCCTATGCTACTAGCCTCTAGTGGCTCTACAAAACTTGCACTTAACCCAATTGCGCAACAGTTATTAATCCACACTCGATCTAATGCACCTGGATCAAAGGTAATATGTTTTCCAATTTCTATCTCATATCCGTATAGTTTTTCAACCTCAGCTTTTGCGCCGTCTACATCCATATAATCGCTATTGAAAATATAACCGTTTCCGTGTCGGCCCCATACCGGTATTCTAAATAACCAACCAGCATCCATACCTCGAGCAATGGTCCACATGTTATAATTTTCTGTATCCCCAGTCGGAAATGCTATAGCTGAATTCATTTTAAGATACTTGCTATAGCTTTGCCACTTGGCACCTAATTTAGAAATTAATAACTTTTTAAAACCAGTACTATCGATATAAAAATCATAGTTATATTTTTTCTTAGCACCGTGCAGTGTTGTGATATTCCCGTCTTCGTCAATGTCAAAATTTTCAATTTCGTCATCGTATACAGTTATACCGGCAGAAGAAGCTAGACTCGTTAAAAAAGAATTTAATTTATTTGTGTTAAAATGAAATTGATTAGTGGGATTTTCGGCTGTATTAGATAAAAACCACTTATTAACCCGATTGTTCCAAAAGTGCCTTGTTGATAATGCTTGTGACGGGCTATTATCTCCAATAAGTTTTGCATAGACATAAGGATACTGCCCTAGTTTAACATGCATTTCGGTTTGTATAGAATGCAAATAATCAGGAACTCCCCAGTTTTGAAACATGATACCGCATTTATAAGTAGCATCACATTCTCGAATAATAGTACTAGGAGATATTCCTAGAAACTCCATAAACTCTTTCCAATGCTCGGTAGACCCCTCACCGACACCAATGATGCCTATTTTAGTTGATCTTACAATATCAATTTTTAATTCTGGAAATCTTTTTTTTAAGATTAGAGCGGCAACAAATCCTGCAGTGCCACCGCCTACTATTGCTATAGATTTTGGAGTTTTGATCATCGATTACTTTACTGATGCTTTAATAACATCAACTAGTTTTTGCATATTACGAATATCTTCACAAACTGCAATCATCGGATATTGAATAGCCTCAACTCCCTCGCCTTGTTGGATATATCCTTGTCCAGCAACATAAATTCCAGCTTGTTTGCAAAATTGTACAAACTCACTATCTTCCATATTATATTTTGGAATTTCTCGTATTTGAAATCTAGTTTTAATTAAGTCTCCTAGCATTTCTTGACCCATTCCGGAAACATAGTTTGCAATTTCTTCGGCGGCTTCTTTATGCTCAGGTTTGATACTACCATAATCAAATAAAGGTTTTATATCGCGTGGTTGTTCTTGTGTCATTATTTTCTCCTTTTAACGGTGCGATTGATAAGTTTTTGGAATTCCAATTATCGGTCTTCCATCTAATGCAATTTGATAAGGACCATTTTGATCATTATAATGCATAAACATCTGGGCATGATTTAGACCAATGAAATTTTCTCTCCAATGGTCTACTTCGCAACCCTTATATATAATTAGATCACCAGGTTTTAAATGTAACGGAACACCGTCAGGATTTCCGTTAGTTTCAACCCACATCGGCCAATCGTAATCTGGATTTTGCTCAGGGTCTACATTTGATGTATTATAACCTAAACATAGCGTAGTACTGATTTCACAACTATCTCTATCAGTATGTCTTTTTAAATCTTCACCCTGGACATATAATCTCCAGTATGTATAATTTGGTATTAAATTTAAACCCGTATATTTTTCCAAAGTGCGGGTACTGGCTACAAGCATAGTATCCATTAACGGATCACCGTATCTATTGAAACTTTGTCTAGCCTGCTCATCGCCAAACTGTCCATCCCATGCAGGGCGATACATGTCTTTAGCATGTTGATCTAAAAAATCAACTCGCCTTACATTTGTAATACAGTATTGGTACAATAAACCAGCCATATTTTCATCTAAGAATTTTCGTATGACAACATATTTGTTTTCAGCAAAGTACATTTGAATTGACTTTATATATGCGTCCTCTGAGTCTGTGTTTTCAACAGTAAATATTTTTTCATTCATTACGATGTCCTTGATGTGTTAAAGAAAAAAACTTGGGTTAGTCTAGCAGAATATTTATCGTGGCCAAACCCTGATAGTAGGCTTTTATGATATAGATTCCCTTTAAATAATGCTAATCGATTATAGACATTACCGATGACTGAAATAACTTCCCAAGATGAGTCATCATCCTCAAGCATTTCTGCATCTTTTTCTTGTTTATAAACCCCAGTGGGTTTGTGTCGATAAATGGCAGTACCGGATTCTGTTGGCGCGCCTGGAGTTAAGTATAGTATCCCAGTCCATTCTACTACATCTGTATGGATCCAAGACTTAGTACCTTCTAAACATATTTGAAATCTAGTAGTGGCCTGTTCCTCTATGGTATTAGTATAATAGTTTAAACATTTGTCCCATTCTATAATTTTAGCATTAAGAATAGTTTCTATTTTATTTTTAACATAGTTGCTATAACCATCGTCTGCTGGGTCGGACCTAAATCCTGGAAAATTACCAACAGTATCAATAGCAGATGACAAGGCAGAATCCCTCACTCGATCAGGATTCTCTAAAAAATTATCAACAATAATACTAGTTATTTCCACGGCTTTCCTAAGCACCAAAGTACCAAACTGTATCTCGTACCCTTAGTAATAGGTGTTACTGTATGATCTATAAATGAAGGAAATATAACTAACGATCCTTGTGGACGGATCTCTTCACATTCGTGAAATTGCTCACCGTCAGTGTGGCGACCAAAATCAAATTTTAAATTACCACCGTCATACGAACCTGGTTCGTTTAGATTTAAAGTCATTGAAATTTTTCTAACCTTACCTACAAAATTTGGATCTGTAACATATCCTTCTGGTAATTTACCGTCTGGTTTTAATGGTACCGGAGTAACTCCATGAATATATCTTTTATATGCACCGATGCTATCACTAGCACCATCTTTATGCCAAGAATAAAAACCATCTGGATTATAAACAGTAAACTGAAAACTTTCTGAGTAGTCCCATTCCCAATTCCAGCCAGCATCTACATTGGCTTTTTGTATAAATGGGTGTATTAAGTCATAAATCCATTGGTCGTTAAGCCAAGTTACTTCACTATCTCGAACATAAGTTTTTTGAATTCCTTGCGCCTTTAGTGTTTGTTTACTAAGTTCCCCTTGTGGAGCGGCATCGGGCCCTTGAGCTCCTTTTTGCATCTCACCAAACGTATATGCTTCAACACTTCGACCTGCCGCCTTCTCTTCTGCAATTCTAGAAGTTCCCAAATCAATAATTCGTTGACAAGTTTCCGGAGGGATAGCTGAGATGAAATAGTAGTATGAATAATTTAATTGCATTGTGGATTCCTAAAATTATACCAATATTTATGGTGATATTTTTGTTGACAAGATAGATTTGACGTTAAATTAAATCAACCAAATCAAAAACAGTTTGTAATTTTGTACGGATAGTTTTTGAACTAAAGCTGTTCCGTAATCCCTGGTGCAGAGGTTTTGGAGCACGATCTATAGTAGCCCATGACCATCCCTGGTGTTCGTCACTAAGTTCAGGAACAAATTCTTTGTCTATAACACATAAGTAGGTGTGGAAGTTAAAAATCTTGTCGTTGCTGACAAACGTTTCTAAAGGAATCGTTTTGATTATTTCAGGACAAGTTCCAATTTCTTCAGTTATTTCACGTTGAAGCCCCTGCCACGGAGTTTCGCCAACTACATTAGTGCCGCCAACTAGTCCCCATGTACCTTCGTGCTTGCCATGGGCTTTTTGTAAAAGCAAAAATCGCCTTGTAGATTTAGCATAAAACAATGCTCCGCTACATACTATTGCATCTTTTACAGTGTCCTCCACCATATTACACGTTTAATTTTTGGCTAATAACTTCTGGAAGTTCTTCAACTTCCCAGGTACCATGCGGTGGCAAGAATACAAATGTAACTTCTGCAGTCTCTGTGACTTCACCAGTTTCTTCATTTACCCCACGAACAGCTTTTCCTCGCCAATAAGTGGCAATAAAATTACCATTAAGTGAGATTGGTTCTCCGCTGTATAACGGACTTGCATTAGTAAGAGTAATAAACATTTTTTTCCTTAAATTTATGTTGACATACTATCAACTAAGGAAAATATAATTTATAATATAATTTTCCATTGTGCGGCAGTATATTCACCTTCAAAGCTCTTGACCCATGAAACCCCGTTCCACAAGTATTGAACTCCAGTGTATATATTAGTTTGCCACACCATGGTGTCTGATTCCTGACTAGCATTAAAGATTACGTTCCATGAAGATCCGGTGTATTCTATAATGTCATTTGTCAGTGCTACTAGATTGCCCCATACTTCTGATGGTGCTGTATTACTAGGATCGCCTATATCTTCAATGATTAGATATCTTGTACCTACGGCAGGTGCATCTGGAGTATAGGTCTGAGGATTTATGATTGCATCAAAAGTTCCGGGACTGCTTGGTCGGTAACTTCCGGCAATATTATAACCGGCATCAGTAGCCAGCTTACCAGCACTGTCTATGCCAGTGTTTGATGTCAATGAATCTGTATTCCAATTCACTTGAAGAATATTGTCGTTAAGCGGATTAACAGCAAATGTACCAATAACATACGTGCTATTAGGTTGTGACAAGTATATCATACTAGATCCTGCAATATACTGCCCGGGGAATTGACTAAACACTTCCGACCAACTTTGTGCTGGACCTGTAGGAGTTTGTATATCTAGTGTGGGATTTGGCGGAATTACACCGTCATTCTTACCCATCAACTGTACTTGATTATCATAAACTAGGATTTTAAATCCGCCAATCGTAGTAGTTTCTTGCGCAACCAACTGACCAAATGTTGTTGACCCGCCATTGGTTTGTAGCGCAGGGTCAATTCCTAACCCTTCAATGTAACCCGTTGGCTCAGTAGTGCTACCTGAATACACACTAGTGATAATTTTAGTAATAACCCCAAGATGTTTGACCTTGACCGGGGGACTAATCCAAATAGGGCTATCTAGTGTTAGTGTTCCTACATCAATAGGAGTATCATTGCCCACCGGAACTTGTCGACTTGACCAACTTAAAGCATTTAAATTTAATACACTTAGACTTGTCCAGTCGATGTAGTTGTCAGTAGTTTGCAGTTCTAAACTTGGATTAAACAGAACTAATATCTGTTCCATGATTTGTAACTTTTGATCAGTGCTTGACGTCCAAATGTCGCATTTCATAGTCAGCTTAAACGGTGTGGGCATTATACGTTCTACAGTATAATTGCGACCTTGAGCGCCGGTATATGCACCGGTTGTAGAATTTATGTCGCGTTCACGAAAATTCATTTTACTAACATAACTGGCATCACTTAGTCGGTCACGATCTAATTCTAAAGCTGTTACATATATGCTGATTCGCGGAATTGAGTTGACCACATTTTCACTGCCTTGTCTAACGATGCTGGATACTTGACGATCAGCATCACCATACATAACAGGAACTTGATGTAGGCTACCGTCACCATATTTGACCACAAAATTACTAAACACACGAATTGTCTGTGTGATATATCTTCTTATCTGACCGTCATAAAACCATTGCATTATAAATCCGCCCTAGGTTTGAGAGCAGTAGAAAGACTAGATCTTTGTGCATCTCGTTGTGTATATAGTGTTATGATCCACTGTCCTGCTTGAGGTATGACTTGTTGTGTGCCGTCGATTGTTGGCAAATTAATTTGTATCGCATAATTTCCCGGAGACGTTTGCCAATAGTATACCAAACCATTGTATCCACTAGTCAATGCTGGATAATCGCTAACAGCATATTCTAGTTGTGTAACACCCTGTTTGATCACCACATATAGTGCAGGAGATCCAGTGGCATACACAATATTAGTATCAATAACTGTTTGACCTTCAATTAGTGTAATCGCGTCGGTAGCAATTTTTCCAGTATAGGTATAATTGCTATTATTAATAAATCCGGTCTTTTGTGTGTTTCGCGTATCATTGTTGGTCATGGTCATTTGCACAGCGTCTTCAACTTTCATCCATGTTTGCGTTGGCCCATCAAATCGGAATAGTCTGTTAGGATAAAAATCTGTACGCAAAAAGAAATCGTCGGTACCTGGTTGTTGAGGAAACTGTATACCAAATCCAAAGTCGTAACCGTTAACTGGAAATCCATCACCTATCAAATAACCAGTGTAGCCTGTGCGTACTGGACGAGCATTGTTGTCATTGGCACGATAACTCATTTGACTAGCATCTAAATCAGTTTCATCTGCTGTTTCTAAACGAGGCTTGCCTGTTGTAGGATCCACTGACAATGTGTAAAATTGGCGAGTTTCATAACCACTTGTTGGAGCATCAGCTTCGGCTTGCGCCACAAGTTGTGCATTGATCTCAATTTCTGTATTAAATGTACTGAGTAAATCTTTAAGTGTAGTACCCGCTCCTACTGGATCTCCATTAATGTCCTTAGCTGGTTGATCAAAGATTGATGCAAATTGTTGACTATCAGTTACACGTTTTAATTTTAATCTATATAGATGTGGGAACCAAGTAACTGAAAATCCTTCTGAAGCACGACCTACATCTTCAATAACATAGTATCGAGGTAAGCTAACATCAAAATCATTAAGAGCAAAATCATCACGCAGGTGGGGAAGTTCTAAAACGTCACCACTAACTGGTTTACGACCAATATATTTGACAAAATCATTAATATGCACAGTCATGTATAGGGTGTCGTTGTCGATAAACAAACCGAACTGACTTAGATTAAAGTCGATATTTTGTACATTATACATGCCACGAATACGATAAATTTCAGGATCATAAGTACGATCGCGATTTTCTAGGAATAATAAATCCTGGATGTTTGTAACTGCTGTAGTAGCATAGTTTGGTTGAGATGCTGTGGCATTTGCCGGGTCGGTATTTGCACCTAAATATTTGTGCAGATATACGTCAGTCCCGCCAGCCTGAAACATTTCGCTAGCTTGGCGGTCTATAAACTTATAGTCCAACCCTTTTTCTGGTTTAAATAAACTTAATCTTGGCATAGTAACATATTTATCGATAGCTAAATATAGTAAGAGGACAATAATATGGATGATCTGCCGTCAACAACCCAATCAAATTCTACTGAAGAACGTAACAAAGTATTTGATTACGTAAAGCAAATGCTAGGTGACGGCATGGTTGAAGTTGAGCTAGATCCTAAGCATTATGAAACAGCCCTAGATCGTGCGCTGGTACGATATCGTCAACGTAGCCCTAATGCGGTTGAAGAAAGCTACATGTTTTTAGAACTAATACAGGATCAAAATGAATACAGATTACCTGATGAAGTTATCACAGTACGTCAAGTGTTTCGTAGAGCTATTGGCTCAAGAACTGGTATTGGTGCAGGCGGTACGCTATTTGAGCCGTTTAATCTAGCCTATACTAACACCTATCTGATGTCAGGTAGCATGATGGGTGGACTAGCAACGTATGATGCATTTGCCGGCTATCAGAAACTAGTAGGGCGTATGTTTGGTAGTTACATAGAATTCCTTTGGAAGCCCACTACACATATTTTAAATATCCTACAACGTCCTTTTGCACAAGGCGAGCAGATACTGGTACAATGTTATAACTATCGTCCAGATTGGGTATTGTTACAAGACATCTATTGCAAACAATGGTTACGAGACTATACTCTGGCAACATGCAAGCAGATGCTAGGACAAGCTCGTAGCAAATTTGGATCAATTGCAGGGCCTGGCTCCCCGATCACACTAAATGGCACTGCGCTGATTAGCGAATCCAAAGAAATGATTGATGTCTTAGAAAAAGAACTTATCAATAATGAAGCCAATGGTAGCAATGCCTATTACTTTATAACTGGCTAACAAATATTTTGACCTTGTAATAAAACTGTTATATACTGTAGCATCTTTAGGAGATCTACATGATTATAGGCGTCTGCGGTTTTATTGGTTCCGGCAAAGATACGATTGCCGATTATCTTACCAACTTTCACGGATACCGACGAGAATCATTCGCCAACAGTCTTAAAGATGCTGTCAGCGCAGTGTTTGGTTGGGATCGCACCATGTTAGAAGGACGTACAACACAAGCTCGGGCATGGCGAGAAGAAGTTGATACTTGGTGGGCAGAACGCTTAAACATGCCTAATCTTACTCCACGTTGGGTCTTACAGCATTGGGGTACAGAAGTTTGTCGAAATGGGTTCCATGATGACATGTGGATTGCCAGTTTGGAAAATAAATTACGTACCAGCAAGGACGATATT